AAAAATCTCTTGAAACTTAAAAATGCAAAATATAAAATAGGAGCAACAGGAACTCTATTATTAAATAATCCTCTTGATGCATATGTTCCTTTAGCATGGATAGGTGCAGAGAAGTCTACATTAACAACATTCAGATATTTTTATTGTGAGTTTTCAAATCAAATGACAGGTCAAGTGACTGGAGTTAAGAATATGGACATCTTAAAAAATCAGATGGCCGCAGTCTCATTAAGAAGAACAAAAGACCTGTTAAATTTACCTCCAAAAAATATTATTAATGAATATGTTGATATGAATGAAAAGCATAGAAAATTTTATGACGACATTAAAAAAGGAATAAAAAAAGAAGTTGATAAGGTTAAACTAACAACACAATCAGTACTAGCAATGATAACAAGGCTTAGACAAGCAACAGCAAGTCCAAGTATTTTAACAACAAGTGACATTACTTCTAGTAAGATTGAAAGAACTGTTGACCTTGTAGAACAAATTGTAAGTAATGGAGACAAAGTTGTTATATTTTCAACCTTTAAAGAATCTGCCTATAAATTAAAAGAGTTATTGTTAGAATATAATCCTGTGTTATTAACTGGTGACACAAAAGAAAGTGAAGTTGAAATCATAAAATCAAGATTTCAAACAGATGATTCTTGCAAGGTATTTATTGGCACATGGCAAAAGGCCGGAACAGGAATTACACTAACTGCGGCCAACTATATGATTTTTATTGACACTCCATGGACATATGCTGAATTTGAACAAAGTCAAGATAGAATATATAGAATAGGAACCAAAAAATCTGTTTTTATTTATAATTTAATTTGTAAAGATACTATAGATGAGAAAGTAAAAGATATTCTTTATACAAAAAAAGCAATAAGTGATTTTGTTATTGATGACAAAGTAAGTGATGAAAATATTGATGCTTTAAAAAAATATTTATTAGAAGAACTATAAAAGTATCTCTAACAGTAAATAATAAGTGTATAATAACAATGTTCATAGTTTGTAATAGTAAAGGAGTATTTTAAATGAAAGCAACATGTATTTGGCAACCAAGATATTGGGACAGAAAGGTTCTGATAAATAAGGCAGATGTAAGAAGAGATAAGTGCTATGTTTTTTTCTGCTGTGATAGAAATAAAACCGACCTATATTCATATGATGGTACAAAAGTTATTGCAGAAACAAAGTTAGGCAGTAATGGAAAAATTCCTGTGTATGAAGTTCCTCTTGAATGGCTTGAGAGTGAAGGTGATTTACCTGAAGAATTTATTAAAATTAGAGATTTAGAATACGCAAAATATAAGAAAAAGATGTTAAAGAAAAAATAGATTTAAATAATTGTATTTATTTAGTGTGACTATGTAGAAATGAAAGATTATTTAAACATGGGAAAAAGTACATCGGACAAGAAAAAATTGGTGGCCCAAAAAGATTTTATTATTTATGATGCAAATGTGAGTGATTAAGTTGACAACATAAATTTTTATTTGTATAATATAAACAAACAAGGAGAAAATTAATGTGTATGAAGTAATTGGTATCTCTAACTATCATCAGTTTGATGGTATTGAACTAGAAGAAAAGGATTTTCTAAAACTTTTAGAAGTTCTTAATTTTGGAAACTTTTCATATAGAGCAGATGTTTTAAATAATGGAAAGAGAGAAGTATACTCAAATCAGCCTAAATAATTTTTTATCATATTTTAAATTATTTGACATTTCTTTGTCTTAATGATATAATATATATATATACAAAGAAAGGGGTAATTACAATGAAAGATGTGGAAATTATTTATTATATTAAGTATTATAATGAGAAAATTGCTGAAATATTAAATACATCACAAATGAGAATTTCAATTGATTTTTCAAAAGCATTAAGAACAGCAGGAACATGTAGAAAAATAACAAGAAATCATGCTAAGATTACAATCAGTAGACCTCTTGCAACTATTTCTACTAAAGAAGAAGTTCAAAATACAATTATTCATGAATTATGTCATGCATATGATACTGAAAGAGCAAGTCATGGTCCAAGTTGGAAAAGAATAGCGAAAAAAGTTGGTGATTCTCTTGGTTTCAATATTACAAGAACATTTACTCTATCAGAACATCAAGAAGAAAAATTATTAGATATTAAAGATGTAAGAAGACCTGTAGGTATTATTGAGGTTCCTGAAATTAATTATAAGAGGCTAGTTTATAGAAAAGGTCGTGGATATAAACAACAATATAAGGGATGGNANGTAACAATTGAAGGCATAAAATATCCACTAGTTTTTACAGAGTATGAGCAGTAATCATGAACAAAGATGAAATAATAAAATATTGTAAAGAACACTCATTATAAATATGAAAGGTAATAGACATGAACACTACGAAGGAGGATATGAGATTGTTAGAAGAAATAAGACAAACATACCTAAAGTTTGCTAATAACATTCCAAATTGGGAGACAATGAACAAGAATAAGTTAGCAAATTTATATCTTGAGCATGAACATTCAGAGCCTGAAAGAAGTTATTATTTTTCTGCTTTGATGTGTAGATACTGGTCAAATGTATATAAATTCTATAGAACATCAAAAAGTACAAAACTTGATATATCAGATTTTACATCATGGTTGGCAGAGTCTTTTTTTGTTGCCTTTAAATATAGAAGGTGGAAAGACCCATCAAATAAATTATATAATGACCCACAGGCTCCAGATAAAGTAATTAATAGATGTATTTATTCAACTAGAATGAGATACTATCAGTATTACAATATGGATAAGCGTAAACTTAATTTTCAAACTGATTCAATAGAAAGACAATTAGAATCATTTGGTTACAGGGCTAATGTGTATAAGTATATGTCAACAGTTGATGGGAGTGAAGAAGATGCAAGATGTAAGGATATTATAACTTACTATTTATCTAAAGAAAATTTTCTACTGGCAATTATTTTAGACCTCATCTGTTTTAATGATACATTTAGAAAGATTAGAAGTGCTAAGACAGTTGAAATAGAAGATGATGTAGAGGAAAACATTGATGATGATTTAATTGAGTATGATGAAGATGAATTGTCAACTAATGAAGTCATTGAAAATAGTGATGATATTGATATAGAAGAAGATTTAGAAATAGAAGAAAATGTAGAAATTAAAACAACTACAAAAGTTGTCTATCAATTTGAGTTTTCTCATAGAAAACTTCTAACTGCTTTAAGAGAACTTGACAATGATTATATTATTTATTTTTTAAACATGTATGAGGCTGACATGTCATCATTAAAAAGAACTCTTGATAAAATAAAAGACTTAGACTCAAGAAAAAAATTATCAAAAGCTGTAAATAAATTAATTTCTAGTGTGGCTAAAGATAGGAGAGTTAAGGAATTATTATGCTTATAGAACTTTTAAATTCAAATAATTATATTAGTTTTAACATAAAAACTGCNCAAATATTTGGATTAAATACAGCGGTATATATCTCAGAACTTTTGTCTATTTATGAAAAAGCAACAATAAAAGNGAAATTAGTAGACAATGAATATTTTAAACTTGATAGAAAATATGTTTTCATTAGAACAACTCTTTCAATTGAAGAACAATTAAGAATAGACTCTAAACTTATGAAGATTGGTATTTTATTAAAGCATCAGGACAATCCAGATATAATGAAATTAGATGTTAAATTATTTGCATCTGTTNTTACAAATGATGATGTCTCATTGCTGAAAGATATTTCAAAGAAACTTGGTGGGTTAGCGAAGAAAGAACCTAGAGAATCAAAAAGACAGGCAATTATTACTGCTCTTAAAAATTCAATACAGTGTTCAGATTATGAACTATTAACAGCACTTAGAGATTGGGTAGATGCAATATTTGCAAGTCCTAAAGGAAACTATTTATCAAAAGCATCAATAAAATTATTTCAAGAGACTTTAAATACATACACAAAAGGTGATTTAGACCTTGCATTAAGACTTGTTCATATTGCTACAATTCAAGGATATAGAGATTGTAATTGGGCAATTTCAGTTTATGAAAAAGATGTCAAAATTAAAAAAGAAATAAAATCAAAACAGCCTAGAGTTACAACACAAAAGAGAGCAACACTAGATACTTTAGGAGACACTGTTTATTAATTTTCATATTGACAACAATAGTTAAAAATGATATACTGTTAATATAGATATAGAAGAGATTTTATATGTTTAGTAAACTATTTCATGAAGAGGTATTTATGCCAACAGGTGTCAATGAAGATGTGATGATGATTCAAAGAAACATTAAAACTATTGGCCTGTCAAGACATTTTGAAGAACAACATGTTGACATTGCAGATTATAAGCACCGTATGCAAAAGACAAAAATTATTTCTGCTGTTATGTCCTTAACAAAAAATCAAGTAGCACCTTTTGAAGTACAACTTAGTAAAGACTATTATGCACTAGGACCAGGATGGCATGTAACAAAATATGTTGTTAGAGTGTCTTATGATGAAACAAGAGATGTGACAATTGTTATTGCGACTAATCCTAAAAATAAAAATCATGCGTTTGTTAAAACTGCATGGTTAAATGACAAACAAGATGTTCACAAAACACTAAATAAAATTAAATATCACACAACGCTTTAAAAAAGTGTATAACTATACAAGTAAGGAGATACTGAATGACTGAAAATAAAGACTGCTGGCTAAAAGATGAGTGCAATCAAAAAGACTGTGATTCTTTTTGCATGAGACTTTTTAAGTTAGACTATTTATATAAAGAAGCACTTATTTCTGCATCTCAAAGAAAACATGTTGCATTAAGAATTGATGCAGACGGCACAGATGAGCAGGCCTTTAGTGCCCTTAAAAACATTGAAAATAATATAGAGAGTTTTATATCTCAAGGGAAAAATCTTTATATACATTCAACCAATACTGGAAATGGAAAATCAAGTTGGGCATTGAGATTTATACAAACATATTTTAATAGAGTGTGGCTTAAATCTTCTCTCAGATGCAGAGCATTATTTATAAATGTTCCTAGATTTCTTTTGTCTTTAAAAGAAAATATTTCAGAAAAAAGTGATTATGTAGCACACATAAAAGAGAATATTCTTACCTGTGATATTGTTGTTTGGGATGATATTGCGACAAAGCAAACCTCTATATTTGAATCTGAGCATTTATACAGCATGATTGAGGCTAGAATTGCTGATGGTAAGTCTAATATATTTACCTCAAATCTTACAGCGGTAGAAATGCACAAAGCACTTGGAGATAGACTTTATTCAAGAATTGTCAATCTTAGTCAAGATATTGAACTAAAAGGTTCTGACAAGAGAGGCATATAATATGATACAACTACAAGTTTTAAACAAAATACTTAAAGATAAAGATTCATCAATGATTGTATTAAACAATCTTACAGAAGAATATTTTTCAGAGTATTCAGATGAGTTTAATTTTATAAAGAATCATCTTGATAGATATGGATATGTTCCTGATTTAGAATCCTTTTTAAGTAGATTCCCAGACTTTGAAGTTATTAATGTTGAAGAAAAGCATTCATATTTAATGTCAGAACTTGTATCAGATAAAAATACAAGAAATCTTGCAAATGTGTTCAATAAAATAAGGTCATTGTTAATGGAAGGAAAATCAGATGAAGCGATGATTCTCTTTAAAAAATCATCTGAGACAATGTCAACTGGAGTTGCCTTGCAGTGTGTTGACATCTTAAAAGATACTTCAAGATATGAGGCTTATGTTGAGAGAACAAAAGACTATAATAAATTTTATGTTAAGACAGGTTTTCCAGAACTTGATAAAATAATTGGTGGTTGGGACAGAGAAGAAGAACTTGGAACAATTGTTGCAAGAACAAACTATGGTAAATCATGGATTTTACTAAAAAGTGCCGCCGCGGCCGCAGAACAAGGCTTAAATGTTGGACTATACTCAGGTGAGATGAGCGAAAAGAAAGTTGGATATCGTCTAGACACTCTTATTGGAAATATTTCTAATGGTAGTATTACTCATGGTAATATTGCGGTGCAAAATGATTATAAAAAATTTATTGATGAGTTGCCCACAAAATACAAAGGCTCTATTAAAGTGCTAACTCCAAATATGATTGATGGTCCTGCAGGTGTTAATTCATTGAGAACATTTATTGAAAAAGAAAAATTAGATATTTTATTTATAGACCAACACTCTTTATTAGAAGATGATAGAAAAGCAAGGAATCCTGTTGAAAAGGCGGCCAATATCTCAAAAGACTTGAAGAATCTACAGGTTATGAGAAAAATTCCTATTATCAGTGTGTCTCAACAAAATAGAACAACTAGTGAATCAGGAAAAGTTGATACAACACAAATCGCCCAATCAGATAGAATTGGTCAAGATTCAACTGTAATTATTTTTCTGGAGAAGAAAGATGACATTATTAAATTAACTCTTGTAAAATCTAGAGATAGTGAGAATGGAAAATCACTTTCATATAGAGTTGATTTTAATAGAGGTATATTCATATATATTCCCGAATCAGAGGAAGAAGAGTCAGCACAAGAAGAGGAAGATACAAATACTTATCACGGTAGATATGATATGAA